CGCAGCATCACCAAATGATTTGTATCTCCCTTCCTTATATAGAGGGTGTGTATTAGGTACATACTTACCATTAACATACATTCTTTCTGGGTTAGTGTTTACGTTTCTTTTTCTTTGTATTTCTGCACTGCTTTTTACATCAGTACCTTCACCTCTATAATATCTAGGCTTTCCTGTTGTTGGGTTAATTGTATCTATCATGCTACATACCTCGCTGTTTTATATTCTAATTGACAATGGATAATCCCATGCCATCCTGATAATTTATTCTTAACTAGGTTCAGGTGACGCATAGTATCTTCTTCATCCTGCCCCTCTACTGGTGGGTTCTTCGCAATCAGTATCATCAAGTCAGCTTCAGCCGCCTTACCTGTACGTGAGCCTTCCATCATAGCCTGATTGAGTACTACTTTATTCTCTGCATCAGCAGACAACTGCGACATGTAGAACATAGCACAACTGTGTTGCTTGGCTATCTGTCTGGCATGTATAGCGTTAGCCTTGAGTGCCTCGTCAGTACGACTGAAGCCACCTGTTCTGGCAAACTTATCACCCATGTCCAGTATAACTACGTCAGGCTTGTACGATTTACATACGCTCTCAACCCAACCCATGTCACGATTACTCGCATCGTATATCTTTATGTTTTCTTTGACTGATGCGTACAAATCCCTTGCCTTGGCTGGGTTCTGCTTGATCTCCTGCATTGTCATGCCTGTTGCGGCAGTAAGATACCTAGCACCAACACGGTGTGAACCCTCCTCGTTACACAGGATGATACACTTAGCACCCTGATGGGCAAAGCCATTAGGCCCTGCAACCAGTGAAGCATGGAAGGAAGTCTTACCTGTGTTAGGTCTGGCCCCTATCTCAATCAAGTGTCCATCATTAACACCCTCAAGCTTACGAGTAAGAGTAGAGATGTTGAATGTCCAACGTGCTTCAAGATCATTCTTAGACAGTAAAGTCTCAACGTCAATGTCATCCCACTGTACTTTTAGATCAGGTGTGAAGTCATCACCGTATTGTTCTAGTAGTATACGTAGTGGCTCAAGGCTTGTCTTGTCACCGTTCACATAGTCAAAGCCTAAGTTGGCTATGTCTTCTCCCACTATCTGTTGGAATAACTTAGACAGAACTTCCTGTGCTATGTCACTACCCAGTGGTGGCTTACCATTTATCTGTGTAAACAGTGTGCTGTATGCCTGCTTCTGTGCTGTCGTCATGGTCGGATTGTTAGCCATGAACAGAGACTCTATCTCAGCAGGTGTAACAGTACGTTCGTACCTATCCATTGCGGCATCGACAGCTTCCTTAATCTTTCGGACATCCTTGCTGAACAATCTGTTCGGGCATCTAGCCCCACGATGTTCATCGTAAAAGTCTTTGTCCATTAGACTGCGTATTAAACTTAGTTCCATTATAGTTCTCCTATGCGTGTTAGATTCTGTAGGTCATCAGGGTTTCTGTATTTTAAATCGTCGTGTAGTTTCAAGACACGTACTGTGTCTACATATCCTCGTAGTTCTTTAGCAAATTGCAGTGTCTTAGGTAGGGCATCTGGGTCTAGTGCTATTATTGCTGTTGAGAACCGTGAGAGATACCTTTTGTGTGCTTCTGATAATGACGTACCCAACACTGCAACCCCTACATATACATTACTACCAACAACAGCGGCACTAACACAGTCCTCAACAACTACTGCGACACTACCATAGCCGTAAACGTATGGCAAGTCATTCTTTCCATAGCGTTTCCATTTAGGTAGTCGCTTACCTAAACTACGTCCTGTAGCATCTAACATGTAACCATTATGCAACACAGGAAACACAACTCTATGTTCTCTTACATCATACAACAGCCCTAACTCTTGTGGGTTTAACGACCACTCAGCACAGAAGTCTTGTATTGTACTGTAGTCTTTAACTAACCACTCAGGCTTATCAAAGTTAGGTATGTCCTCTGCAAATTCTAACCAAGCATTAACATGCCCTACTTTTATACCTGTCTTAGTTAACGACTTACGTATGTCAGCACTGGATAGGTGTACTCTCTTACCACCTGACACAGTACACCCTGCCTTGTAGCAGTTCCATACGATAGAACCCATGTTGTTTGTAACAGTAAATGTTTTCTTACCATTACACTCAGGACAATCCATTCTTTTTGAATCACCATTAGTAAGTGTTATATCATTTATAATATTATTTATATTCATTATGTATCACTTTCTATGTTACTCACAGTGTTCGATTGTACAGATACATTTCTCTGTGTCAAGGCATTATTTGCAGCAGTGTACGTATTTTTTAAATAGGGTTTCACAGAAGCCACATTAGCATGGCCTGTCACTGCCATAATATTAGTCAAAGGTACACCCTTGTCTACCATCTGCACTACACCTGTCCTACGTAAGTCCATTAGTCGTAGCTTCTCAGACAGCCCAGCCTTACGCATGACAGCCCTTCCATTTTTTGAGAACCTCTGCATCGCATAGGGATAGAACACGCCACGAGTGGGCATTACATGAGGTGCTACGTACTCTTGAAAGCCGAAGTCTTGATGCTGACTTTGTAACATTATCATCAGGTCGTATGATATGGGTAGGAACACCTCTGCCCTACGTTTACTCTGCTCCAGTGTAAGCATCTTAGTATCAAAGTCTATGTTACTCCAACGTAAAGTACGCATGTCACCTATCCTCTGACACCACTCATACGTCATCTGTATAATCAAGCCAATGTTTCTAGTGCTGAAGTCTGAGTATGCTACGTCAAGAAACTTAATGACATCACCATGCTTCCACACTACCTTACGTTTGATCTCAGCCTTACGCTTGATGCTCGTGAATGGATTCTGTACAGCGTACTCCATCTCTATGGCATAGTTAAACACTCTGGATGCACAGGTAGCTACATGATTAGCGAAGCTGACACCTCGCTTAACCCAATCCTCATACACCCACTTAGCTTTCTTAGATGTGAACCCGTGGTATTTTTGCTGACCAATAGAGTTACATACGACACTGAGGAAATACCTATAGTCACTCTTAGTTGTATCCCTAAGCATGTCAAAGTCATTTGATTCGTAGTATAGTTTTACTAAGTCCTCTATGCTCACCAGTTTATTCATCAAACTTACTCTCTAGCAGGTCTATTAAAGCAAGCAACTCATTTGCTTTATCTCTAACTGTAGGCCGTGACTTGCACACTGCGTCGGACTTTAGTATGTCAGCTACACGCTTGATGCGTATAAATATTGCATCTATTTCATTTGTATCCTTATCTATCTGCCAAGGTTGCTCTGCCCATTTAGCCATCTGCCATCTCCTTTTTATTCCAATACTCTTTTGTTTGTTCTGTTGTCATATAGAATTTCTCTATAAAATGTTTTATCCCATCAGAGTAGTAATGTTTACTCCTCTTGTCACTGCCCCACCTACCCGTTGTGTAGTAGTAGACATACCTAGAACTGAACCTGTTTTCAGGCTCCTTGTCTTTATAAATAAACATACATGCGATGTCTTCATGTACTAGATACTGCAAACCTTTAGCATCTAAATACTTCTTAACATCCTCCAGTGTTTGGTCAATGTACCTTCTAAACTTAGGTTCTCCCTTAGAGTTTTTACCTATATAGTTCCAACCTAATTTATTTTTATGGTTAAACTTTTCATCTGGTGTAATTTCAGACATCGTTTATATCCTCCTCTATCTCAAAGTTAACGGTGCGTACACCCTGTATTTTAGCTACCTCTAGGTAATCAAAGGGGCATGACCTTAGCCATGCACGTAGCTGTTCCTCTTGCGACATCAACTCCCATTCAGCCTGCGTGTTACCATGCAGTGACTTCACAGGGTGTGTGCTACTCAGTATTATTTTTCTCATTTTCTTCCTCCTTTGGGTAATATACATCTACTTGACACTGGCACTTAGGGCAAGACAGGTTAGTAACCATAGACCACGTATCACTCTCTTCTTCTATGTCGTGATCCGATCCCCATATTAACTGTGTCTTGCAGTGCCAACAGTTCATTCCTCATGCTCCTGTAATATTTGTTTAAGTTCTAGTAGGGCTGTTGATTTTCCATTTGTGTTACCATCCCACTTTTTTACCCAGTCGTATACTAAATCTAGTACCTCACCATCTGTTAGAGGCTCAGTAAAACAAAGATTTAAGTAATGAATACGACCAAAGGCATAGCCCTGTTCATACTCAGGTGATCTGGGTGTAGCATCCATACTTTTATTTAACAGAGCATCAGAGATACCATCCTTGTAGTTCTTAAGGTGAAAGAAAGGTTTTATGCTAGTCATCTTATTTATCCTCCTTGTAATAATTACACATACCATCTGTGGTATTTATGTCACAGTCAGGGTATGAAGGGCAGTCGTTATGTACATACTCATACCACCCTTCGTTAGCACCCTGCCAGACAGTGACTATCATGTTACGTTCACTGTCTAGCGTAGCTGTTACCCATCCTACCACTCAGCAGATGAGTGAAACTGCACATCAAAATCATGATAAGGTAGGCGTTGATGCCACCCCTCTACGACCTTGCCAAGCTCAAAGAAATCACCGACAAATTTGTCTATTGCGACAATATCATACTCATACTCATCAGGTTTGAGGTCTACACGCTCTTCTGTTTCAGGATTGTATCTGGTCTTATGGAATGACCTGATGGTAACTGTTCCTATATCTACATACATATGTTGTACTCCTTATGCGGCTAGTTGTTTAAATTGTGGGCTGTCTATCCACTTGGATACTTCCAACTCACGATTGAACATGCTGATATTCTTAGTATCATAGCCTGTGTTACGTAAGCTGAAACCGTTACGTTCGTCAGCCCATGAGCTGTAGTTAGTGAACGCTGAGTAGACGGCATACTTATTCTGTCCACGTACTGATGCCTCAACACAGCACAACTCGTACATCTTCTCAGCCTTCTGCTTAGACGGTATCATGTCCTCAAGCATAGCCTTGACCTCGTAAAGACCTACTCTCTGTCTGGCCCATAGCTGTAGCTTCTCAGCTTGTTCATGGAAGCTACGCTGACTGTCACGTAACTGCATCTGAAACATATCAAAGTTAAAGCCTGATGTATGTTTACGCTTGACTTTGTCATGCTCACCAGAAATACAGCCGTTAGTGCAAAAGTTGTCAATCCAACCATGTAGACATAGGCTACTGCATGACGAGTCAACACCATGTAGGCTGATGATCCTCTGACTTACCTCAGTCTCATGCTTAGATGTACGTACAAAGTTGGTAACTTTAGGCAGTACCATGTCCATCATAGACCACCCACCATTACGGGCAACTCGCCACGTTACTTGGGCATCCTGCATGGCATCCTCACCCAAGGTATCAACTACTGTATCAACTACCCCATTGTAATGTTCAGGGTGGCTGACACAGGTGAAGTCTCTGCCTACTACGTTCAGGTATTTACCTGTAGTTTTATTGATGACATACTTCTTATCATCTACCTTTGTATCTTCAAAGGCTATGTCAAAGTCTAGTGACTCAGGTACTGTGAAATCAAATGGCATTATGTATTCTCCTCATCGTCTAGTTTCTCTTGTTGTTCAGCAAATGTACCCCACTGTTTAGTCCAGTCATCTACCTTATTCTCAGCCGCCTGCTGTAACTCAGGGGTTGGCATATCAATTATAATTTTCATAGTATATCTCCTTCATTGTTGGTTAACGCATGGCAACTGTGCCATACTTATAGTTGTATCATAGTCACTTATCATTGTCAAACACTTCTTCATCCAATGCCATGTTATCATGTTCAGCCCACGTAAATGGGTCAGCAAGGACACGGTATGTAGCTAATGAATGTAATGTATCAGTCTGTCCATTACGCACTGCGTATATAGATATCCACATCTTTCCATCTATATCATCTGTCCACAT